ATTAAGAAAAACATGCAAGAAGCCCTCAAAGCTGGGGGCGGATCTAGCGCCGGATCAGGAAAAGTTGGTCTTGGTGCTATGCCAAATAAGGCAGTTGTTGGTGGTTTACTAGCCGCTGGAGCTGCCTATGGCGGAACAAAAATGTTTATGGGAATGGCGCCCAATACAATGGCCGCTGTTACCCAAAGAATGTCTGCTGACACCGTTGCTGGCATCAGTGGACTAAATGCACGTCAAGTAATACTTCGTTCAAATGCTAGAGTAGGTAACGGCGCAACAAGCGCTATGGGCCCAACTATGGCTCAAATGAACATGTTGTACGGTGGTGGATACACTGCAACTAGCCTAAGCTCTAGAAACGTAATGTCCCAACTAGGCGGACTAAGCGCAATAACTGGCGGAACAAATGAGCAGATGGCTCAAGGCATGGCGGGTATTAATGCTATGCGTTTCTTACGTATTGGTGTGCAAGCTCGTGACTCTAAGGGAAATCTACGTCCGCCAAACCAATTAATTAATGAAACTTATCGTTTCTTGTACGGTGGACGAAAAATAACCCCAGAGCAAGCAGCTATGGTTTTAAACCCAGGATCAAAGGGATATCAGACGATATCAATGATCGCTGGTGGTGATTCTAATCTTATGTCTATTTTGCAGATGGGTATTATTGCTCGTGCCAAAAAAGACTCACCATTAAGTAAAAAAGATTTAGGAAATGCTCAAAGATCATTAGATGTAATGGGTGTAGGAAAAGAAAGTCCAATACGAAAACTCTTTAACTATAACACCAGTGAAGCTAGGAAACTACAGGCAACAGAAAAAGGATTAGTTGGCGGATATAACACCGCACTTAGCGCAACCACTGCTGTAAACAATGGTTTTAGTAGTTTAGCAGAAGCAACTGATGGGTTGACTCAAGCATTTATGGGACTAAAAGGATTTTTACAAACCCTTCCTGGAGCGGGAAATACCGGTGCAACACTAGCGGGTATGGGAAGCTCGATAATGGGTATGGGATCAGCAGCCCTTCAATTTGGAATGCTTCGTATGATGATGGGTAAAAGCGCAGTGCCCGCTGCACTTACTGCAGGAGCCAGCCGGTTAGCCGCTGGAGCCGGACTTAGTGCGGTTGGTGCTGGAGCAACTGGCGCAATGTTTAGCAAAGGATCACTGTTAAAAAGAGGTGGTAGAGCTGCATTAGCTGCTGGTGCGTATTATGGGATGGAAAAACTTCAAGGATTTTTAAATAAAGCTAATGTACCTAGCTGGCTTCGTAGAGGTGGAAACGTAGCTTTTGATGCTCTACAAGGAGGAGTAACTGGAGGAATTGCTGCAGGACCTTACGGTGCTTTAGCGGGCTCAGTTGTAGGCACAGGCGCTGGAGTAGTCAATCCTTATGGTCAAGGTGGAGGAGACTGCGCTCACGGAAATATAGGCTCCCATAACTGTGGAGGAATGGGTGGTGGACAAGACAACATGGTCTTGCAAATGCCAGTTCCTCCAGGAACACGAGTAACTTCAGGTTTTGGTCCAAGAGACAATTCAAAAAACCCACAGATATCTAGAAACCACACAGGTATTGACTACGCGGTAAAGGTAGGTACGCCAATTGTTGCCGCCGGAGCTGGCGTAGTAACTGAAACCGGATTGCACAGACAATACGGAAACTATGTGATTATTAGACACGGATCAAGATCTACTCTTTATGCTCACTTAAGTAAAATCTTAGTTAATAAGGGCGAAAAAGTTGTTGCTGGACAGCAGATTGCACTATCTGGAGGTAAGAAGGGTGCTCAAGGAGCAGGAACCTCTACAGGTCCACACCTTCACTTTGAGGTAAGAGCAAATGGTGGAGTTGGAGCTCAAGGAAGAAAAGATCCTCAAGGACTATTTGGAAAAGCATTTAGCTTTATAAAGGGCAAAGTAACCTCAGGACTTAACTTCTTAAAAAGAACTTCTAACAGGCTTTTTGGAACAAATTTTGCGTACTCTGATGCTGGAGATGACAAGTTTAACTTTAATGCAAGAAAGCACGATATAACAAAGAAAACGCTAGGTCAATATAACAGTGCTAGCGTCTCAGATATTATTGCTGGATTAAACTTTAGTCCTACGAGCTATTCAGAGCTATCTAAGCATATAAATCCAAACGACCCCAAATTTGGAAAGATATTAAACCAAAACTATGACGAGGGTCATGGAAACGAAAAAGGCATTTATGGAGGAAGCCGACAGGCTCTCATGCAGGCCCTACATGCACAAGGGTTTAGAGGTAAATCCCTAAGAACCGCTTTTGCAGTTGCTCTTGCTGAATCCGGAGGAAGGCCATCAGCTATAGGAGACGTAGATCTACAGGATAAGAAGTGGGGCCCAAGCTACGGAATCTTCCAGATTAGATCTTTAAAGAATTGGCAAAATCATGATGGAAAAGGCTCATCTGATCCATGGAGAAATGCTAAAAAGCTTAGAGACCCTAAATTTAACATAGAAGCTGCCTGGGTAAAAAGCAGCAAGGGTAAAAAGTGGGAGGCTTGGTCTGCTTACAATAATGGGGCGTTTACTAAATTCTTAGATGATGCCGATAGAGTTGCCACTAAAGCAGGAATTGGTGGCGGTCCAGAAACAGCTGGCGGATTTAACATGGCTCATGTGGCACCAACAGAGACTAGTCACAGCCCTGGAGCTAGAAGCGTATCTTCAAACTCAAATGTAAACATAAAGGTAAATATGCAGGTAACTCTTGCCAATTCTGGGCCAGGTGAAGCTCAGAGGCTTTTGCGTACCTTTAAAGAGGGTATTGAAAAGGAACTAGAGATTAAAGGAATTGGTGGATACTAATGGCTGCTCCGCTACCCGTATATTACACAATTAAAGCTTACGAAAAGATTGTAGAAAACTTAAACCCAACCGCAGAAGATCAGCAAGGAACTCAAGGTGGTTGGATTGAGATTACTACAGATAGCAAGCTAGTTAACTATAAGCATCCAGTCAAGTATGTTTTGCAGTTCTTTTTGGAGAGCGATATACTCGGCCTTAATCCACTAGAGGATAGCCAAGGCGTTAATATTGCTGGTGGTGATGGAACAGTTTTTAAGCAATGGGTAGACAATAATGCTGACAAACTAAAAGTTAAGGGTTGGGACACATATCAAGACAATAGGTTTGAGCTTATTGTTACAGCTAAAGTAAAAAGTGCTTCAGGTACCCCTAAGTTTAAAGCACAGACTGTTCCAAACTCAAACGTAAACTCTAGCCCTAATTATTATACCGTAAATATAAAAGCAGGAAAAAAGATTCCTTCAATTAAGTTTACCGAGGCACAATCAGAGCCAAATAAACCAAATGAAGTAAAAAATGACGTGACTGAACAAGGTCAGGGATACACCCAGTGGAATGAGTGTAAAAAAGAATGGGTAGTAGTTACCTATGCTCAGACCACTAAAAATAACAAATTTGGATATGACGTATATTTAATAACAAGAGACGTAAATGGCACACAGCTAAGTAAACGGCTATTAGGATTTGAGCCATCTACTGCTACTAAACGACCTTATTCTGATATTGGAAGAAAAGCTCTTCAAGAAGCATATCAGTGCGTAAAGGCTTCAGAAGACGCCCCAAATGTTCCGACACCCTCTGTTACGGTGCAGGAGTACCCACAAGACGAAAGAATAAACCCACCTAACCATAGAATTACTCGAGACGTCTCTTTATCTCAAAAACTTTATTATTCTTTGTCTGAGGCTAAGCGTTTTGCTAACTCCTCTACGGAAAAGGCTAGACAACGAGCTGAACAGCGTTACTTAGACTCAACAGCTAGAGGACGTCTTGGAACTATATTTCAGGATAAAGATAGTGCTATAGCCCTAAACACCAACAATGACGATAAAAAGCCTTGGGGTTTTAGATTTATATATAACCCCCAAACTATTGAGTATTCTACCGGTGCAGATATGTCTGTAGACTGGATGCTAAGCTCTAAAGATCCTGCAAACTATATTGGTGGAAATACCGTTGTTAACTTTATGCTGTATTTAAACAGAATTGCAGACATGACTGAACTACGTCGTAATGGTGTTGAAACCGATGGATACCCCAGAAGACTTACCGCAGAACAAGTTGCCGGACTACTAAACAGAGGCACGGAGTACGACATAGAGTTCTTATACCGGGTATTGAATGGAAGCCCAAGACCAAGCATAAATGGTCTTCTTACCTATACAGTAAACGGCAAACCAGCTGTAACTTCAGATTTTGGATATATAACTGGAACCCCTGTGTGGATAAGATTTCACGAAAACCTTAGGTATAAAGGCTCTATAAACAGTATTTCTGTAAATCACCTAATTTTTAATGAAGAAATGGTGCCTATGTTTTCAACAATGTCTGTATCGTTTACTCGTTACCCAATTACCGGAGAAACAGACCCTGCAGTCATTGCAGCCTACTCAGAAAAGATTGCTAAAGACCTTAAAGCTGGAGAGGAGCCACCTAGAACATAATGCCTAACATAAATAGACTATCTAGATATTATGATGGAAAACTTGCCCAGATCTATAACTCAAAAACCAAGCAATATGACATTGCTGTTTTTAAAGCAGAATCTGATGAAGTTACCTCTTCTTACATAAACTATACCTGGAAGTATGGAGATTCTCTTGCTGCCTTGTCCGATAAATATTTAGGTATTCCGGGATACTGGTGGAAGATTATGGAAATAAATCCAGAAATAACAGACCCCTTCTCAATAGAGCCAGGAACAGTTATAAGGGTGCCGTATGTCACAAGATGATCGTAATAACTTTACCTTTACTCAAAACTATACCTGGGAGTCAACTGCTCGTTGGTCTGATTATAAGGCGTACTTTCCATCTACACCAAAGCACGAAATGATATTAATGGGTGCTGAGCTTTATCAAGTTGTTGAGGCCCACGATGTGCTTGTCCTAACCTTTAAAGGTAAGCCAGAGAGTGATTTGACTAACTTTGTTTCTGGAGATCCCGTGGTATTTAGCTATTCTAGTGGAGCTAATAAAAGCAAGTTTAATGGGTACATTTATAAAATACGTCCGGTAACTGATATGAAAACCCACATGGTACGTATCATATGTGTGTCTGCATCCTACGTGCTAAAGAATGGTGCTCAAAAGATTTTTAAGAATGTTACAGCAGATCAGGTCGTTTCTAAGGTGTGCGCTCGCCACGGCTTAGCTACGGTCACTCAAAGACACCCTAGATTAAGAGATAACGTCTCACAATCTGGAGAAACAGACTGGCAGCTGCTACAAAGACTAGCTAGACAAACAGGGTTTGCATTAAAGTGTGAAAATACTACTGTATTTTTTGTAAGCAAGTCTAAGATATATAATGCCAAGAAAAAGGGTGCTCCTTACTTTAAGTATGTAGACGGTAAAAACCAAAAACAAAGAACTACTGGAACTTGTCTATATTTTGAGCCAGTTGTTTCAGATGAGGTTTTAGAGCTCGGCACAAGAGTTGATAGAATTATTACAGGCATAAGCAGCACTACTGGTGAAGTAATATCTGCTACTCACTCACTAAAGGACTTTACTAAACCTGAACTTGGTGTAGTAACTGTGCCGGATGAGGATTACCTAAATGACATCTAAGTTTTCTAAACAAAAAGCAAAAGCTAAGTGGAAGTCCTATAACCCTTATGAGGTAGCCGATAGCCTTACCGACTCTAAGCTTATTGCTTCAGACATTTCGGATGCTCGTAGATATGCACACCGTGCAAAGGCTACAATAGTTGGAGACTCTAGAGTTAAACCATATGAACCCATCTATTTAGATGGGCTACCTAACGGCATGTCTGGATACTGGACAGTCCTATCTGTAAAGCATATCTTTGGATCAGAGCTTGCTAGATACATGATTGAGGTGGAACTGGGGACCGATGTTTTAGGTGAAACGGACCCTAACGCATATAAACAGCAGCAATATCGAGACGTAAACAGTGAGATATCAAAGCAGGCGATACGTACATCTGACTCTAGATTAGTTGATTATTCTTTGTCCGTAAACTCTTCAACTTTAACAACTCCCAAGGTTTCTTCTCCCACTATTTCAACCCCGGCAAGAGCCTTATCTCCTGACCCAACATCTCCAGATCTGTATCAAACAGCTGTGCCAGATTTTTCATCTATATCTCGTACAACTACTTGGGTTGCAAATAGCTCTAGGACAGTACTATGAGCACAAGTTCATTTTTAGACTATGGGATGGACCCTCAAGGTCGTCACAGGTTTTATGGCATATACGAGGGCAAAGTGGTATCTGTTAATGATCCCCTAAAAAGAAACAGAATACAGGTAAAGGTGTTTCAAACTACGGGGCAGGAGACTACCGCTTGGGCAAGAGCTTGCCTTCCAATAACTGATTCATCATACCATCCAGATCATGCTCCCCACACTGCAGCTCAAATAGCCGCTATGCTGACAACTACCCCCGTATCGGTTACCGACTCCAGAGGGGATACGGAGACTGTACCGGCCCTAACTATTGTTCCAAAATCTCCAGGAAATCAACAGCTTAATCATCAACACGTGGTTACTAAGAAAAAGACAAAGATTAAAGGCAAAAGCATATTTGTAGATAATGCGCCCACATCTACGACAGACTCAAAAGAAAATAGTCTTTATACTACAGCTAGTGGATTAAGTGCCCCAGGAACAACCACTACAGACACCTCTATAAAGGTTCCAGAGCATACCTTTCATAGAAGCGTCCCTGTAGTAGGCCAAATGGTTTGGGTTATGTTTGTTGCGGGAGATCCAGAATATCCGGTATGGGTTGGAGTACAGCAATGATATCTATAAGCTATCCCTTTACACTAGACGCCTTTGGTAAAACAGACTCTACATATAGAGAGTCAAAAATTTACTTAGATAAATTAGTTACCCTGTTGTCTACCCATATTGGGCAAAGACCTATGCTTCCAGAATACGGAACAGATATAGCAACCGCCTTATTTGAGAACGATAATGATTTTGTTGCGGCAGTCCGTGCCGCAATAACTACTGCAGTAGCTAGGTGGATACCGGCTATTACAATTAGCGGTCTTGATATCTCCACCCCTGATTTTGATGGTTATTCAAGTATTATTTTAGGAATAGAGCTTCCAAACGATACTACAACATCAATCACTGTAAATTCAGCTATTTTTGGAGCTGACGGATCCGTTAGCAGATTAGGATAAAAATGAGCCAAATAGACTATACCTCCAGAGACTTTGAATCGCTAAAACTGGATCTTATAAATCTTGTAAATGTTAGGACTGGATATGACTGGGTTGTTGATGACCCGTCTGATTTAGGCTCAGTTCTTCTAGAAGCTGTTGCATATATGGGAGACATCATGTCTTACTATATAGACCGAGTCGCAAATGAAACCTCTGTAGAAACAGCAGTAAAACGAGAGACTTTACTTAAATTTGCAGAGCTGTACGGCTATAGGCCTTCTGGTCCTATTCCGGCACAGGTAAGCGTTGCTTTTACAAATATAAGTAAAGTCTCTCG